ACCACCACCACCCGATCCAGCCGTACTTCCACCACTTAGCTTTGCACCGCTAATGGCTCCCGGTGCGCCGCCGACTGCAAAGCCGTCAGAGCCAAAGTCAGTTGAGACATTATTTTTGTTAGCTAAAGCATTTCCAGCAGCTAGAACACCGGCCGCAAGTGCAACGGCTCCGACACCTAGCAACGGATTAAGTGCAAATGCAGTAGCAATACCAGCTACTAAGGCTGAAGCTTTTAATGCGTTATATGCAGTGATTAATGTCTTTATCAATGCAATCGTCGCCGTGACACCGGCTGCAATCTTTGAAACAACAAAGACTGTTCCAATGACAATGGCCAAAGCAATCAATTCATCTTTGAGATCAATAACTGTGTCAATAACTTTCCGCACATTTGCGCCCCACTCAACCGCCTTTTTTTGTGATTCTGTAAGACCCTCGGCCAGGCTATCTTGACCCGTTAATCCTTGAACGAATGATTCAACGGCCGGAACGACTGACACAATAATAAAGTCTGCCAATTCTTTGACCACTGGCAACAGAGCTGCGCCGATTGCTTCTTTGGATTCATTGACTGCGATTGTGATTTGTTCGAACTTGAATGCAGCCGTCGTTGATTGATTCTCAATAAAGCCTGTGAAGGTTTCATTTAGTTGAGTTTGTATTTCATCGAATGAAGCAGTTGCCAGTGTTGTCTTACTGATGCCTATGCCTAATTTGCCAAGTGCAGTATTAGATCCTTCATAGGCTTTTCCAAGAGCGTTTGTGACTGCTTCTAAAGGCTTATTTCGCGCAAGACTTATTTCTTGAGCAAGAGATAACAATTCTTGAGCCTTTGTGACATCTTTAGTCGCCAGGATCAATCTCGACAAGGCTGGACGAAGAACGTCGTCCGTCGTAGCCGTAGCAATAGATTGCTTTGTGATGTATTTATCTATGCCGGCAATTTGCTGCGCAGTTGCGTTTGTAGTGTTGCGGATAGTTTCTTGAAGTTTAGTTTGTGCAGTTTCATCTTCTGCGGCGGCTTTGACTGCGGCCAAAGCGAATGCACCGATGGCAGCTCCGGCAATACCGAAAGCGACTGCCGCTTTCTTGCCAAAGTCTCCTACTTTGTCGGCAAATGTCTCGACTTCTGCCTGTGAGCCTTTTATGCCTTTTTTGAGATCATCAAAGTCAGCATCGAAGGTTATCTTTACCTTTGGAATGCCTGCCATTATTTGAGCCCCAAATCGTTAATGATTCCCGTAACGATTGAAATATACTCCTGTGCAACGACTGGAGTGTAGAAGTCCACGCTTTTATTTAACCAATATCCTTCGCGATTATATGGAACCTTGAATCGGTTTGTGTAGACGCGTCCGGCTCTATCAATGCCCGGACGTGATCCATATTCTGAGCCCCAAAGAAGTGCGCCGGCTGGAGCTTGAGTGCGTCCAACCTTTGCGCCTTTACCGCTCTTACTTGGTCGTCCACCATAGGCACGGCCGACTTTTTTTGGACCACCAATATCAACGCGAATCAATCGATCGCGTGGAGTGACAATCGATTGCAAGACTAGCTTTGTCTGTGGAGTAGGTGAGCCGTGGCCGAACATCATAATCTGGCCGGCTAGTCGTTTAGATAGCGGCTGAGCTGCATCGCGGACTCGACCCTGCGTTTCTTTGTCTAGCAAATTAAGTGTAGAAATCAGATTCTTTAGCGCATAAGGCTCGACTTCAATGCGAAAGGTTCCCTGCCCTTTCGTCGCCTTAAACGCCATTCCGTTTCTCCAATATCTCAATCGCCGTCAAGATGTCGTCTGCCGAAGTCCATTCTCCCATCGGTATGCCTGTCGCAATAGCGACTTCAACCAATAATCGACTTACACTTCCGACTCTGTGACTTTTGGGTCGTTGTCTCCCACCTGCACATCTGCCACTGTTTCGCACCAGACTTCATAGCCCTTGACTGGCTTTCCACCAGCTTCACGTTTCATCGCATTCCACGCAAGGAAGAGAAGATCAGAGATTCCGATTTTCTCCTGCGCCTGCGAAATTGTGTTGCCCGTGAGTTTCTCCCAACGAGCCCATTCTGGCGGCTGCGCCGTGTAGGTCGCAGATTCGCCGGACATGTATTCGATTGTGATTGGTAGTTTCATTCTGTGCTCCCGTTTCTGTTAGTTTAACTGAATGTGCCTACTGGTGTCGTTGAGCAAAGCATCGCCCAAGAATCTGTCTGTGCATCTGGTGCAGCTCCGCCAGCAGTTGGTGCTACTGGGAACACGTTGCCGGTAAAGACTGCGCCTGTTGCAGTTGTCAAGCTGAATGCAAGTGCAGTGTTAGGAGCAGAAGTAAAGGCAGTCCACATCGCTTCGAAGAGTGATGATGCAACGCCCCAATCTGCAAGAAGCTCCATATTAAGCGTCCACTGATCATCAATGTGCTTATAGGCTTTTCCATCAAGTGTCTGGTATGTAGTAATGACTGGCGCATTGACGAGAGTGACTGAAGTTGTCTGTGCGTCATAATTAACGGTGGCAAGCGTGAATACTATGTCGCGACCGGTGACTATTGTTGTTGGCATTTCTTTGTCTCCTTAGATAGTTTCTTGAGTGTAGTAAGTGCTGACCGCGAGATCCGCCACTAGTAGATTTGATGCTCCGACTGATTGGATTGTCGGTTGTTGGACGTCTCCGACAACGTATCCAGTTGGCATCGCTTGCATGATGCTTATGACTAACTGTTCAAGATTATCTAGTGCTCCGGCATTGTTGTTATATGCAACGGCCGCACTGACAACCAAATTGACTTTCACGCGTACCGTACTTTTACCGATTGTCGTCGTTTCTAAATAGGGTGCGTCCGGGACAATTACGCAAGCTGGTGGAATCACTGCCTCTGGCACGGTCGAATATACTGATGCAGCTACTGATCCAAGCGCAGTGGCAAGTGTGCCTCTGATATTGGTCGCGATTGACGTTGGAGTAGGCATCTACATAGCCATCGTTGAAACATCGACGTAATTTCCTAAGAGCCCTATTACACGATTTTGGAGTGACCTACCCATGCGGAATGGTGACGGCTGAAAATCTACGCCCTCAATCTGACCACCGGGTGCGACCACGCTCTGGAAGATTTCGACGCTGACGATGGTGACCGCCTGTTCGACTGCATCGGTACTTGCATAGAGCGTGGCCGCGTCTGCCCCAGATAGGTAAGCAACGCCGCCCGGAATTACTGGGCGAAATGTAATGTCGTCATTGGTAACTGCGCACGTAAAGTAGAAATATGGAGCCGGATAAGCGAAAGGAAGATAAGGAAATGGATCATAATAATTTGATGTGACTGTCTTTGTTCCGTTGAATGTATTTGGAACGCAACCTGTAATGACAACACTTTGGCCGGCTACGAATGTGTTGGGCTTCTGTGTTATGTAATAGGCAACATTGTTTTGAAGATAAACGGCGGCGACTGAGTTTTGATTGGCAGTCAATAGCGGCAGAATGACTTGCTCAGCAGAATCTATAATGCTTTCAAGATATTCGTTACTGTAAAGGGCGACAGAGACGCCAAGAACCGTCCGAAGGCTTGCTACGGTAATGATTGCTGGCATCTCTGTCTCCTTTATGTGAGCTGCTGGGCTAGATACGGGAGCGCACCTAGCCCATGATTGATTAGGTTAGGTTGAAGCGACGTAGGCCACCTGCAAAGGTCGCTTGCGCTGCGATGTAACCGTAGAGCATAATCTCAATTTCTCCAGTTGTTGGCACGTTAGTGGCCAGCGTTAGAGCAGGAGATTCAAAGATTTCGATTGAACGTGGCTCAATAATGAATGCTGATTCATCGATTGATGTGTTCACCATATTGGCGTCCACATAATAATCGAGGCCAAGAACGTTTCCGCGAATCGATGTTGGATTTGCAGTACCGCCAGCGTTCATTGTAGTTGGCTGAGCGTTGTAGATTGGACGTCCAGTTGTATCAGTTGCACCAAGCAAAGTCGCCCAGATTGAAGTACCTGAGACGAATGATGTCGCAGTGCGCTTTGTTGCACTGTAAACGGCTGGTGATTCTGTTGATACGAATGAAATCAATCCGGCTGAATCAGCAGCAGTTGCAGTTGCTTGAGTTCCGCCAGCAGTAATCTGAGCAATTACATAAGCATCAGTTGCCTGAGCATAAGCATCGCGAAGATTTGTAAGCATGATTTCATAGAATGATGGATCTGAACGATCTAGCAATTCTACTGAGTAACGCTGGAATCCAGCCTTCTTGATT